TGATACTTGGTTAGCTATTGATCTAAGCCCTAGTAGAAAAGAAGCGGCGCTAGTTGCTAGCCAGAGACTTGAGGGCGATAAGTTCCAAGTCATATTGCTTCAGACTTGGCATAACCCTGCCAACCTAGATGATAAAGCAATGGCTAATGATGTAGCGGAATGGGTTAGAAAATATCCAGTTCAGCTGGTTGCTTATTCAGCCAGAACTGCGTCAGCGGTAGCGGCTAGGTTAGCCCCTGCTGGAATAAGAGTCGAGCCGATAGACGGACTTGATTATGCCCAAAGCTGCGATGAATTACTGGGAGCAATTTCATCTCAGCGGTTAGCTCACTCGGGACAGGAAGAGCTGACCAAGCAATGCCTATCCGCCGTCAAACTCCCTTTCGGTGATGGCGGATGGGTAATGGGTCGCAAGGTAAGTAATACGACAATTTGCGGAGCAATAGCATCAGCCTTAGCAACACACTACGCAACGATGTCTGAAACTGGTGTAGATATTCAAATAGTGTAAGTAGGCTCGCTTACAATGTAAGCAATGGGTGCTATAAGAGATTTCCTATTTCCACAGGTTCAGACCGCTAAACCTACAAAGGTTTCAGATGTTGAAGCCGCGCTTACACCTATTCAGATTAGCGATTCAGTTTATAATATTCTTGGCGGTGCAACTAATACCACTCGCCAACTGGCGATGTCGGTGCCCTCAGTAGCTCGCGCTAGAAACATAATTACGGGGACGATTGGCAGTTTACCTTTAACAACTTTCAATCGCATTACTGGCCAATATGTTGATCCACACAGAGTAATTAATCAGCCAGACCCAAGAGTTGCAGGATTCGTAATTTATAACTGGCTTGCCGAAGATATTTGGATGTATGGCGCTGGCTATGGTCAAGTGCTAGAAATGTATGCAACTACAGATGGCGGTCGAGTAAGAGCTTGGACTCGCGTTAGCCCAGACCGCGTTACAGTTGATACAGATTTCTTAAATACGGAAATTACTGGATATAAAGTTGATGGCAAAGCCGTCCCGCTGCAAGGCGTTGGATCATTAATTAGATTTGATGGCCCAGATGAAGGATTACTGCACAGAGCTGGTAAGACAATTGCAGCTGCCGTATATCTTGAGAACGCAGCAGTTAATTATGCTAAAGAACCTGCTCCAACTATGGTTCTTAAGTCAAATGGAACTAATTTAACTGCTGAAAGAATCTCAGCACTTCTTAGCGCTTGGAAAACTGCTCGCCAATCTCGCTCTACTGCATTTCTAAATGCTGATGTAAATCTTGAGCAATTTGGTTTCGATCCCAAGTCGATGCAGCTCGCAGAAGCGCGTCAGTATGTGGCGCTAGAACTGGCGAGGGCTTGCGGTATTCCTGCGTATTTCTTGAGCGCCGAGCAAACTTCAATGACTTACTCAAACGCGGTTACAGAGCGGCGCTCATTAGTTGATTTCTCACTTCGCCCAATCCTTAAAGCGATTGAGGAACGCTTATCATTACCGGACTTTGTTCCTAATCCAGTAATGGTGCGCTTTGCACTTGACGATTTCTTACGCGGTAACGCATTAGAGAGAGCTCAAGTTTATGAAATCCTAAACCGCATTGGCGCGATGAGCGTTGAGCAGATTCAGCGAGAAGAGGACTTAATACCAAATGAAGGTTAATATGCCAATGGCAGTTACCGCTGCCGACACAATAAAGAGAACGATTACTGGGACTATCGTTACTTGGAATGAGCAAGGAAATACCTCAGTAGGGCCGACAGTATTTGCAGCAGATAGCATTGAGATCAAGCCAGTTAAGTTGCTTCTGGAGCACGACCGCACTCGCCCAATTGGCAAGATGGTCTCTCACAATGTAACTGCTAGTGGAATTGAAGCGACTTTTAAGATTGCCAATACTATGGCTGGAGAAGATGCCCTAGTCGAAGCAACTGAAGGATTACGCGATGGATTTAGCGTAGGCGCTCAAATAAATGAATGGACTAACAACAAAGGCGTAATGCAGATTACTTCAGCGACCCTAGATGAAGTTTCTCTAGTTACTGATCCTGCAATTGATTCTGCTCGCGTAAGCGAAGTAGCAGCATCAGAGAATGAAGAAAAGAAAGATTCTGATTTGGCAACCGCTGATTCAGAGAACCCAACCGAAGGAGACCAAGTGTCTGACACTACCGCTCCTGCTCCTGCCGTTGAAGAAGCGGTAGAAGCAGCCAAAGTAGAAGCTGCAGCTCCAAAGCCAGCCTTCTACACAGCCCCTCGCCTTGAATTTACAAAGGCAAAATATCTAGAGAATAGCGTTCGCGCTAAACTCGGTGATGACGCTGCTCGTCAGTATGTTATGGCAGCAGACGACACCACTTCAAATAACGCTGGCTTGATTCCTACTCGTCAATTGACCGAGGTAATCAACCCACTATCAAATGCTGATCGTTCAACAATTGATGCAATCTCAACTGGAGTTCTACCAGATGCAGGTATGAGCTTCGAGATTCCAAAGATTACAGCCGTTCCAACAGTTGAAGATGAGAACGAAGGCGATGCAATTGTTGAGACAGGAATGACCAACAACTTCCTAACAGTAAATGTTAATAAGTATGCAGGTGGCCAGACCTTCTCCGTTGAACTTCTTGACCGAAGCAATCCAGTATTCTTTGATGAACTAGTTCGTCAGATGGAATATGCTTATGCTTTAGCAACAGATAAGTTCGTTGCAGGACAATTACTGGGCAATGGACAAATCGCTGCCACAGCAGCTGACAATACCGCTGCTGGAATTCTGACTTTCGTATCGGAAGCAGCCGCTGAGGTTTATAAGGATTCTCTAGGATTTGCTAGAAACCTTATTGTTACACCTGAGCAATGGGCAAAAATTATGAGCTACAACGATAGCGGTCGCCCAATTTACACAGCATCACAGCCACAGAACGCAGCTGGTGTAGCCAGCCCACAAAGCCTTCGCGGAAATGTTGCTGGACTTGGCCTCTATGTATCTCGCGCACTTGGATCACTAACTGCTGCTCATCCATCTCTACCGCTTGGAGATGGTTCAATGATCGTAGTTAATCCAGATTCTTACACTTGGTATGAGTCAAGCAGATTCCGTCTCCAGACCAATGTTGCTCTAAATGGTCAGATTGAAGTTGCTTACTATGGCTACGGCGCACTTGCAGTCAAGGTCGCTGATGGAGCTTGCTACTTCAACAAGAACTAACAACCCCTAATAGTGAGGGCCAGTCCGCTCCCGAGCTGGCCTCTCACCTAACTGCTTGAAAGGATGACGAAATGCCTACGATAGTTACGGCCACAGAGCTTAGGACAATTCTTGGTGTTTCGTCATCCCTATATTCAGATGCTTATCTTGGCGACATAGTTGATGCTTCTGAGAATCTAGTTCTTCCAATGTTAGTTACATTCCAGAGCAAGATTAACAAGGTAAGACTTGAAGATAATATTGCTTACTTCATTACCGCAACAATCCAAGAATTTACCGAAGGCCAATCCGTAATCATTACGGGATGCGGCTCGCCATTTAACGGCACACACACAGTATTAGCAGATGGATTATCAGATTATGAATTTGCCGTTGCAATCACCAATGCAGACATATTGGAAAAGAATGTTATCCCAGCAGGAAATGCTGCGCTCTCTGGATTATCAACCTATGTCGGAAATGCCAATGCTGAAGCTGCTATTCTGGCTATCTCCGTTGAAATCTTCCAAGCCAGAACCGCCGCTGGTGGATCAATCGAAGGCGTAGATTTTGCAGTTACTCCTTACCGCCTATCTAAGAATTTACTTGCCAAAGTAACTGGCTTACTTGGCCCATATCTTGATGTTGAAACTATGGTCGGCTAATGCCAGCATCAACAATTGCAACAGATGTTAGAGGCGCTATTAAGACCGCCTTGGCTGGATGCACCGCTAATATTTACGATTCAGTTCCAGAGGCGCCCATCGTTCCAGCAATAGTGTGCGTCCCAGATGCGCCTTATATGGAGCTTGAAGTTTTGGGTAAAACAACAACTCGAGTTAAATTAAATTACACCATCACTGCTTGCGTTGCGTATTTCAGCAACGCCGCTTCTTTAGACAATTTAGAGCAATTGATCATTAGTATTCTTGGAGCGCTAAACGCTTCCAAGTATGAGTTATCGACAGTCGATAGGCCGTCAGTAACAACAGTAGGAACGACCAATTTATTGGTTGCAGACATACGCTTGAGCGTCCGCTACGAGCAAACCGCATAGGAGACC